CAGAATTTTCTCATCGCCTGAATGCGCTCTGATTTCGTCGCGTTCGAGGAGTCCAGCTTCTGGCCCATCTTTTTCCATGCGGCGGACGCGTCTTTTTTGAGCACATACGCCTGTTTCTGCAAGTACATGATCTCGGCGTCCTCGACGCTCGCGGGAACGGAGTTGATGCCGAGCCGCTCTAGCCTGTCGAGAATCGCCTCGAACCTGTTGTGATCGGCCACTTTGCCGACGACCCGGATTTCCACCTGTCCCTGAATGGCGTAAGGGTTCGCGGAGTTCCACGGGCGATAATCCATCACAACGCCGTCGTCGAGTTCGACGCGGTACTGCACGCCCCGGTTGAACCCAGACCTTTTGCCAAATATTTTGTTCAGATCGGCGTCGGATTTGACGACATGGATTTCTCCGTCCCGGCACTGCCGCTGGTCGATTTTGATGTCCGTCTTCTGAAATCGGAAGTCCGCCGCCTTAACGTCCGGTTTTGCCTCCTGCGCGATGAGATGTTTTTTCGCGGCGTACTGATCGAACTTGCCGGGGATTTTTGTTTTACTTTTCGCGGCATCGAGCGCGGCCTCGGACACCTTGAGGTATTCGGCGGCCATTTCCCTGACGGACGCCGTTTTGCCCGTCTTTGCGAGCTTCTCAAGATCGGGCATCAGTTTTCTTATTTCATCGAGCTTGTCTTTGTTGAAAGCGAAGTCGCCGGCGTCCACGTGGTGGTTGACCGTTTTGACGCCCGCGAGGATTTTGTCGTAGAAGGCGTCTTCGGGCAGCACATCGCCGACAGACAGCGCGCGGGACGCCGCGCCCTTTTCGCCGAGCGCGTCCAGAAACTTTTTTTCCGAATCCGGCCGCAGCTTGAACTGAATGACGGTTTCTTCTTTGCCCTGAAGGTTTCTCTGCGTGAAAACGAGCGCGTTCTGATCCTCGATGTCGTCCACGTCCAACCGGAGGGTTTTGCCCTGCGCCTTCATCTCGTGCGCCTCGCGCAGAAGAAGTTCGTCTTCCTTTGACATTTTACGAACGGCCTTCACGTCGTCGCCGAACCTGAACTCCGCGCTGTGCCGCGTCTTATGCAGCTCGTTGTAGAAACCCTCAAAGTCGCGCCGGAGATTGTTTTTGCGGGCGAGCGCGAGCTTGTAGAACTCATCCTTCGCCGCGCTCGGTTTTGCGCCGAACCGCCCATCGACATAAGGGCGAATGATTTCCATGTAGTCCGAATCCGGGATGCGCTCGACGCGCCGGATATATTTGAGCGCCGCCTGAAGATCGATATCCACATCGCCGCCCCTGTACGCACGGAACAGCGTGTTATATATCGGCTCGGCCTCCATCGAGTTGGGATGATAGGCGACAGAGAGTTTATCTTTGCCGAGGAACTTAAACGCCTGCCCCTTGTCGATGCCGTAAACCCTGCCGTCTGCGGCGCGGACGAACTGCTTGGCATGGCCGTCGTGGTTTGAGATCAGCCAGTCGATGATGTGTTCGCGCTGAACGGCCTCGATCTCGACGGGCGTCATTTTGCGGATGGGGATGTCTCGGAACGTGCCTTCGGGTTTCACGTCTTTTACCAGCCGCTGGATAGAGCCTTGCCGTCCGCCAAGTTCCACATACCGCACCTCGACGGCGTCGGGGTCGATGAGCCGCCCGACGCGGTACGCCATCTCCTCGCCGCGAGCCACAAAGGCGTCATTCGGCTTGAACAGCCACTCGTCGCCCCGGCGGTCGACATAGATGTATTTTTCATGCGCGCCGCCCAGCGATTTTGCGTCTCTGGAATATTTGAAGCTTCCACTTTTATCCAGCGCATCCCAGTCGGCGTCTATCTTCGAAAACACCGAGGCGACATCGGTGTGCGGTTTTTCCAGCACGACGGCGGCTGGCGGCGGCGCGGGTTTCGGAGCGGGGGGCGTCGTCGGCTTTGCGGCAGGCGCGCCGGCGGGCTTCTTGCCGTGTTTTTCAGCCCATTTCGCCCACTTTAGATCAATGCTGTCTTTTGCGGCCTTGATCGCCGCTGGATCGGTTTCCGTGAACAGCGCGACAAAGTCGTCTTTTGCTCCCCACTGCCAGTGTGTGGCCTTCGTCTGCTTGCCGAGGTCTTTCAGTTGTTTTGCGGACATCGCCTCGATCTTCGCTTTGAATTCTGCTTTCTTTTTTGCGAGATCGGCGATCTTCTCTTTCAGATAAGCGTTGTCGACGGATAAGCCGCTTTTTGCCAGATAAGTTTCAGCGTCATGGGTGGCCGCCAGAAACGTCTTGTAGTCTTTCGGGTCGACGGAAACCTTCACGTTGTCCAGCAGGGAAAGAATCATCGTTTTCTCTTTTTTGACGGCTTCCTCGGCCACCTGCACGACGGCTTCTTTTACGACCTTCTTTCCAAGTTCCTCTTTGAAACTTTGCTCAAGAGCTTTGACGAGATGCTCTTTGGTTTTGAGGATGGGTATATTGAATTTCACTTTCGCTTCGATGAGCGCCTGACCGGAGAGCAAACTGTGATCGACGCCAGGCTCGAGCGCGTCCAGCATTGCGATGACTTCCCGCTTGGTGAGATTCAGCGAAATGCCTTTTTCCTGCGCCAACTCTTTGAGTTTAGACACGGGCATTGATGCGAAGTCCGGCCCGTGGTCGTGCGCCGCTTTTGCCTTCAACAGGTCGATGAGTTCGTCTTTGCTGCGCAACGCGGCGATTTTATGTTCTTTCAGGAGCGCCTTGAGTTCCTTGCCCCCAAGATGCGAGTAATCGGTTCCGGTCTTCTGTTTGAGGAGGGCGACAAAATCATCCTTAGTGCGGGCGATGGACACGCCGCTCACTTTCGCCTTGTCCTGAAGCTGTTTGATCGTCAGCTTGCCCCATTCGCCTTTTGATATGAACTGGCCGACCTTGATCGCCTCGGACTGTTTCTCTTTCGCCATCTCTTCGATGGCCTGAGGCGGCAGGATGCACGCGGCTTCGCCTGAGGCGGCAACGGCGCCCAGATTTTTCACGCCGCAAATGTCCAGCGGATAAGCGTGAACCATTGAACATCTGCAATAAGGGTGAGCCGGAATATTCGGAAACTTCTCTATCGGAAATACTTTTCCGTTAAGCTCCCCGCACACCGAACACATGCGCTCGTCGCCGGCGGCCATCCACTCAACCTTCTGAATCCCCACGGCGTCATAGAACTTCATGCGCCCCTGATTGTGAGCGCGCAGCGTTTCGGTTCGGGCGATCATCTCCATGCGGGTCTGCGCCGTTTTGAAAACTGTCTTTCCGGCCTTGCGGAACTCTTCAGGGTCTTTGATGACGCGCCCGATGTCTTTGGCGATCTCCGGCACGCTGCGCCCCGACGCGATGCCCGTCTGGATGGCGCGGTTGATCCCGTCGGTCAACTCCCGCGAGACGTCGCCTGCGAGCTGCAAGTTATAGTTCGCCATGAAATCGAGCGCGTCTTTGTCGATGAGCGTGAAGATATTGCTTCCGGTCTGCCTAATTCCTTCGTGAGTCAGATCGCGGTAAAAAGGCATTTTCGCCCGAACGAGATCGCCGACGCCGTTGTGGATGCCCGCTTTGTAACTGTCTTTGACGGCCGTCTTCATTATCAGGGAATGCTCGTCGCGGACGACTCGCGTGTGTTCCCTGATCTGGCTCTGAAGTTTGCGAAGCGACGCCTGATTGATGGCTTTGCCCTCCGGCAGAGAGCCGAGGTTGGCATAGTGAAGCAGACTTGCCTTGACGTCCTTTTCGGCGCGTTGCAGCGAATCGACAACGCGCGCCACCGTCTGTTCCGCGTACAGATCGCGGCTGTGGCGCGATGCGAGCGTCGCCTCGACGATTCTGTCGTGAAGCGTGTTTTCGACAGCTATTGCCCGCATCCGCAGCCTTCCTTTGTTTTTTTGTTGAACGACACGCACGCGCGCGCGTCAAACCGGGTCTCGTTGTTCAGCGCGTCGCACCAGTTGTTGCCGCCGTCAAAAAACTCGCATTCGTCGCAGAGCGCGTCTGAACCTACGCCGCCCGTGAGCGTCGGAGGGCGATAGTGCCAGTCGGCGGTCGCCGCGGGGCGGTTCTTCTGTTTGTCCAGCCCGAACTTCTCCTGAGCCGTCTCGATAGACATGATCCCGGAGTTAACCATGTCGATGATTGTTCGCGGATCAGTGACTTCGATTGCTTGCTTTGTCTCAGCGTCGAGGTTGGCGCTCTCCACTTCCGGGTTCAGGTCCATCTTGATCTGAAGGCTGTTGCCTGAAATCAGCTTCCGGTCATACAACTCGATGTACAGTTTTTTGATGTCCACCTCGTTGGCGAGATCGAGATCGTTGAAGATGTAGTTGATGCTCTTTTCCTCGTAGCCCTTCATGTCCTGCCACTTGAAGAATATCCAGTTCAGGATATCGCGGGCCGCCTGTTTGATCTCCTTGAGCATGATGACCATCTTCTGCATTCCGATGGTGGCGGTGGCGAAGTTGGGGCCGTCTCCGGTGATGAGAGATTTCGCCAGTCCGAGCGCGATGATGATATCCTCTTTGATTTCCTTGATTTTCTTTTCGGTGTCGAGAACCTGACCCTCGGTGCCGTAAGTTTCGGCTTTCACATAGAACGGCACAACCAGCCCGGCCTTCAAATCCATGCGGTTGATCATGTCGCGCACGCTGTTGAGCGTTCTCTGATCGGGGATGATGGTCTTCTGGCCGAACTGGCCGCCCACCTGCACGAAACGAAGCGGAGTCGTCCAGCGTTTTGCCACCGCGCGCTCGGCCTTGCGATAGTCGCGGAGCAACTCTATCGACTCGAACGCCGGCACCACCATCGAGTTTCCGCGCGGCGAATACGGCTGCGCGTCCCATTTAATGTGCAGCACCCTGTCCAGCGGCAGGTCTATCGGCTCGCCGTCGGCCGCCGCTTCGGGATGCTGTTTCATCTCCTTGAGTTCGCCGTTCTCGTATTTTACTTTCGCGCTGTTGGGATTTACGCAGATGACTTTTTCGATGTTGTCGCCGTCCGCGCTCAGTTCCTGATAGCCGACGCATTCGCCCTTCACCAGAAGATTCAGAATCATATTCTTGACGAACGCGTTCAGTTTAAGTTTCGCGGCCAGCTCTCTTGCTTCCCATTTGACATTTTCGTCGTCGCACCCGAACTGGATTTCATCACCGATGGCGAACGTGCGCCACGAGTTGATGGCGTTCTTTACAATAGGCTCGCTGACATAATACTGCCATGCCTTCGCGGCGCGCTCTTCCCATGCCGCGGGGACAGCGTCGCTTACGGCGAGATCGGCGAGCGCGGAGGAGTCGATGTCCCCCTCGGCGCTAAGTCGCGGAGGAACAATCACGTCGCCGTTAAAGTTGTTCTTCGGACGATAGCGCGGACGCTTGCCCCGATTGTTTTCAGTTTTCATTGATTCCTCCCGCAGCCTTTTCAGCCGCCTCGATGACGCCCATGGGCTTGCGTTTGGACATGTCTTCGTCAATCAGGATTTTCAACAGAACGAAATATCCGATGAGGTCTGTTGCGGTGTCTGCGACGCTTTCGTCGGACACTTCGCCGTCCGAGCCTTTCGCCATCAGGTTGCACAGCCGTTCGAGCTTGTCGTCTATGCGCACAAGCAGTTTTGACTTGGCGTCGAGCGTCCCGGCGACAATGCCCCGCCTGCGGAAGCTGCTTCCGTAGTCTCTGTTCTTTCGCAGCAGCAGTTCCGTCACATCGTTCATCGTTTTCTTTATTAGTTCCTGATCCGTCATTCGTCGATTCCCTTCAAATGAATATCGGGTTGGTCATCACCGGAAGCGGCAGTTCGCTCACCACGCCGCCTATGCCGTCGAGGCGTTCCTGTTCGCGGATCATGAGCGCGACGCGCACGGCGTCAATGATGTGGTCGTTGCCCTTGCTGTAAATGATGTTGCCCGTCTTCATTGAATATGTGTGTGTGGTGAACTGGCTTTCGATCTCGACGTCCGACGCCGGAAGTATTAACTGCCGCGACTGAAGCCCCCTGTTGATCAGGCTCGTCATGTATTCTTTGCACTGCTTTTTGACGGGGCGCCCGTCTTCGTTTTCTCCGATGACCACCGCGCTCCCGAAGTTGTATCCGCGCAGTCGCGGGCCGAGGTTGAGGTCTCGATATTTGTCGAGCGCGGTCAACTCCTGAACCACGGACAGCCCGTTGCCGCCAGCGTCTACGCCAATCCCGGCGGGGTTGTAGTACCGATCCAGAAGCGCAAGAGTCTGGGCAATATGAGGATAGGCCACATGCTCCATGTGTACGCGCCGAACAAGACGCAGAACAGGTTTTTCATTTTCCACCGCCTCTTTGAAAATCACGATTTCAGTTGGGTCCGCCGTGTATCCCGTGTCAGCGCCGATCCAGAACAACCCCTCCGACGGCGCGAGATTAAGCAGCATGTCCAGCCGGTCGGCGACCGCTTCCTCGCTCTCGCAGTCTTTCAGTTCGCTTCCGGTTATCTCGACTGTTTCATATTCCGAAACGCTCTGGCGGCATGCGGTCAAGTGTTCGATGTTGAACGCGCCGTAACTCGGACGGCCATGCTCTCCGGCAACCTCGTGCTGCCACCCGGCGGTGTCCCGTCCGCCGTAGAACTCGACGAGTTCCTCTTCGCGCTCCCGCGACCAGCTCGGGTTCAGCCATGACGGCCATCTGTAAACCTTCCATTTCTTCGAATGCGTCAGCCGGTAGTATGTGGTGTCGCGCAGCCCGTTGGGCGTCGAATAAATCCGCATCCTGCCGCCCGCCTTCAGGCACTGACGCAGAGCCTTCCACGCTTTCTCCGAAAGCCACGCCGCCTCGTCAACCAGAATCAGATCGACGTGCAGAGAACGGAACGGGTCGCCGTATGCGCCCGCCGGACGGAAGTAGATGATGGAGCCGTTTGAAAACTCGATCTTGAAGTAAGGCTTGCGGGTGATCTTCTGGCGTTTCTGCGAATTGATAGCGATGCTGCTTTTCAGGTCTTCGTTCGCTTCTATCTGAAACTCTACTTCCTCGACTATCGTGTCCAACGGCCCCTGATGCGGGGCGGCCACCAGAATTGTGCCGCCTTTTCTGACGAACGCGTGATGCAGAGCGAGCGCGGCGATGTTCACCGTCTTGCCGCTGTCGCGCCCGTCGAGGTGGATGACATTCTTCGCGCCGCATTCGAGGTCTTCATTCTGATGCGGCCAGAAGCGTCGCGCGCCGCCGTCGCGGTTGCGCAGATATTTTTCTCCCCACATCCGGGGATTGCGCAGAGCGCGCGCTATGGCATGGCGGTTGTCTGGTTGCGTCGTCTCGGTCATTTATTCCTCGTAAATCCGGCTTCCCGTCGCGGGACAAACGGCTTTTCCCTCATTGTCGGAAAACCCCTCTTTAGCTTTGAAATTGCGCCCCCGGCGCGCGGGATATCTTTTTTCAGAATTGGCTTGGCAATTCCAGATTAAAACCGCAACCTGTGACTGCGTTGCAACAAAAACGGGAGGCGCGAACATGAAAAGAATCATCGGACGCAGAGCCAGATACAAAGGGAAAGAGCATCCTTACCTCTCCGACGTGGTTATTATCCGCGCGTTCATTGCGCAGGACACGGACGATGTGGACAACCACCTGTATCTGGACAACGACGCAGACATTGAGGCCGCGGGCGGCGTGAAACCCGACGACCGGGTGGAAGTGCGCCCCGTGCTGCCGGACGGACGCCTGAGCTGGGTGACTAGCGACCCGCGCATGCGCGACCTTAAGTTCGTGGACTAAAGACAAAACCATCATAGAAAGGAGGGCCGCTCGCAGTTTTGTAAACGGGCCGACGCCCGGCACATTTGAACCACACAAACAAAGGAGGCCATAATCATGGCGAAAAAAACGAAAGAAATCACGTTTGAGAAAGCCGTCCCCGCGTATCTGAAGAACCTGACGGACGAGGGCAAGAATGAGCGCACGGTCGAGGTTTACGGCCGCTGCCTTCAGACGGCGGTCGATTACTTCGGCGCGGACAAACCGCTCGGCAAACTCACCCCGGCAACAATCGGGACATTCTTCAAATCCGACGCATTCCTCAAGAAGCCCAACGGCAACCCGAAAAGCGAAATTACGCTGACTCAAAATCGTCGCGTACTGCGCATGATGCTCGTCTGGGCGCACGAGAAGGGATACCTCGAAGACATCCCGCTTCCGAAAGCCGAGATGAAGAAAGGACGCGAACAGAATGGAACCGACGCCGGCAACACAGAACCCGCCCCTGACGCCCCGCAGGGCGATTGACCTGTTCGAGACCAAGCTGCGCGCCGACGCCCGCTCGCCGCACACCGTCGCTTCCTACCTGCGCGACCTCGGGCAATTGGAGCGGTTCCTTGCGGACCGTTTCCAATGCCCGGAGGTTGCGACAGTCACGGCGGACATGCTCAACGAGTTTCTCGTGTCCGAGCCGGTGACGCTCATGCCGGACGGCTCGCCGAAAGCTGAAGGCTCCGTCAACAAGGTCAAAACCTCGGTGAAGTCATTCTTCAACTGGCTCGCCGTGTCCGGGCGCATCCCCGCCAATCCAGCCGCCGCCGTCCGCATCCGGCATGTCCGCCGCCCCGCGCCCGACGTTCTCACGGATGTCGAGAAAAAGAGTCTGCTCAAGGCCATCTCGAATACGAGGGGGAAGAAAGCCTTCCGGGACTTTGCCATTATGAGCCTCTTTCTCAACACCGGCATCCGCGTGTCCGAACTTGTCGGGCTGGACGCGGACGACGTGAATCTGCCAGAGCGGCGCATTGCCATCAGAGTCAAGGGCGGCCACACCGCGATACGGTTTCTGAACGCCCGCGCCCGACGCGCTCTCGAACCCTACATGAAGGCGCGTCGCAAGACGCCGGTCGAAACCCGCGCGCTGTTCGTGAGCAATCAGGGGCGCCGTCTGTCTGTGCGTCAGGTGCAGCGGCTGTTCGACGAATGGCTTGTCGCCGCTGGAATCGAGAAGAATATCTCCGTCCACGGTCTGCGCCACACGTTTGCGACCAGTCTGCTCGAGCGCACCGGCAACCTCGCTCTCGTTCAGCAGAGTCTCGGCCACCGCCACATATCGACTACCACCATCTACGCCCACGTGCCTTCTGAGGAGCTTCAGAACGCGCTCGAATGTCTTTGAAGGGAGCGGCGCATGAATTCATACGAACTCGAACGGGCGGCCCGGCAGTTTGCGAAACAGTTAATCCACCCCTATGTCGCTCGGGGCGATTCATTCAAAAGCCTCAAAGCGTCCCACCTGGGGGTGAGCTGCATGGGAGCGCGCGCCAGTATCGGGGGCTTGATGAACGGCAAGTCATGGTCAACCGATTTCATAATTGTGCCCATGGCGGACGGACGGGAAACCAACGCCGCGTTCAAACTGCGCGATATCTTCGGCGAAGTCGAGGGAGAGATAAAGTCCGCCGCCGCGCTCGAAGACTTCCGATTGGAACCTGGTTGAAACGCACTCGCTGCCGCCGCTGAGATTTCACAGAGACCAATTCACCGGTCTCTTTTCTCTTGTGAGGTTAGTCCTGAGAATGGGAGAAATTGTCGCGGGAAAAACGTCTCCCCCGAAACGGCTCGGCGGGGGTCTGCGAGCTTTGAAATTTGAGTTTGTTTTAATGCCGGACATTCCCTCGAACAGATCGACAAAACGCGGCAGGCACGAACGTGGCCGCGTCAGCGCGCAAACGGCGGGGAGTCCCGCGACCGTGGCCCGTCTGCTTGCAGGCAGTTCCGATGATTCAGTTTTCAAGGTTCAATGTCCGCCGCGACCTCTGGTCCGGGCGGACTGTTCAGACTATTCCGACATGTGTGTTTCTACGGCCATGTATCTCGGAGTGTCATCCGTGTCTGTCAGCGTCGTATTTGTTGTCAAATGCGACTGTCTGGAAAAATCGCTCTTGGTTTCATCCGGCTTTTTTGCTTCGCCGCCGCTATCAAATGCGACGGAAGTTTCGCATTCATCAGAAGACTCGACGCCGCTGGAGTGATGAACCGCCTGATCGCGCGCCTCTTCCGATTCGAACCGCTCCAGAATGGAAGCCGCCCATTCCGCAGGCGTGGTCTTGATGTTTACGATGTCGCCCTCTCTCGCGCTCTTCGTGGCTTTCAAATCCGAAAGGTGCATCCGCACCATCCGGTCGTAAGCCTCGGCGGACTTCACGTCGTCGTTCTTTGCGGCGCGGCGAAACAGGATCAGATTCGTGGCGACGAGTTCCGTGGCGTAAAAGTCCGAAGACCGGTTCAACTGGAAGTCGTCGTGCATCTGTTTTACGACGGACAGAAAATCCTGCCGCTCTTCCACGTTCAGAACCTCGAACGCCAGAAACCCGTGCTTGAGGCCGACCGACAGATCGACGTCGAGTTCCGCCGCAGTCTTGTTCAGTTTGTTTTTGTATTTCTGCAGCACATTCGAATGTCGCCCGCTCTTGGTATTCTT